CTGAAGTTGCCTTTCGAGGCCGAGAAAGAGACAACGGTCAGGTTGACGGCAATGTCCTCGCCATCCTTGACCGTCCAATATTCGTAAGTGCGGGCCATGGCGACCTCCAGTGTTTGGGGTTAGGCGGAACGGGCGGCTGTATGCGCCGGCCGGTTTGGAATCCTGCAAATAAGGCCGAACTCTTCGCCGATTTCGATTACTTCGCGAAACGGAAGCCCGTCATCAGCGAGCAAGCCTTCGTGCTCCACGTCGAACTGCCAGATCAAATCCATGAGGCTGTCACAGCCCATGCAGGTCTTGACTGCGTAGAAATCGCCATCCCACTTCCCGGCAATGTTGATGTAGCGTTCGCCGGGGTTAATGGTCCGACGGCAGCACTCGCAGTTGTGCGGGCTTCGCGCCTTGACGATGTTTTTGCTTTGGAATGAATCGCTCATGACTCTCTCCGGTTTGTTCACCTGTATTCGTTCAACACTCATGCCTCCCGCTGGTTGCCGATGGGCTCGGGGGGGAGGAGTGCTGACGTAATAGAGGCGGGGAAGGGTGCAGGCGCCCGGCACTGCCCGGGATGTGTCGAGTCTGGCCAGCTATGCCCTCGGACTCGCCTGCGGTGTTCTTCGTCATTTGGGTTGGGCCTACCTTTCGGATGATGCGCGGTGACATCGACGACCCTGCTTTCCGCTGCCTGTTAGGGTGTTGGGCGAAGCCTTCAGGCTTGCTACGCCACGCAGGTGAATCGTTGATCTACTTCATGGCGATCACTCCTAACGTTCGCTCACTGGGAAGGCAGTGGCCACCTATGAGAATGGGTGATGCAGATGGCCGGAGCTGATCCCGGCACGACTATTAGCGGCCTTAGTGACACCGGAGTTTCACCGGGGCGAAGGTTTCAGCCGCTTATTCTTGGACTCGCCGTGGCCATCTGGGCGCTTACTCACTCTACCGGCCACGATTCCCGCGATCCCTCAGGTCTTACACTTGCCCGTCAGCCCGGGCATTCATCTGCTTGTTGCGGTGATGCAGGTGGGCGGTTATAGGCCGCAGTTTCTTCCGCATCGGATATAGCTCGAATCCCTCCGTGTGTTGCCCGTCTACGCCGCGGCAAAATCCGCTCAGGCTCGGGACAAGGTGGCCACCCTGCTATCACGCAGAAGGCCGAGCTATATCCGATGCGCTCTCATAGAGAGGATCGGGCAGTTAACGACAGGCTGTCGTGGCGCTGGTTGTTCAAAGCTCTTTTGGCTCAAGCGCGTATTTGATCTGCAGGTTCTGCTCTGGCGAGTAGATCGGGTTGCAGGTGCTGCAATGTCCAGCCACCGCGATCTCAATCTTGAACTGCGCTCGCTCAGCAGGTCTCAGGCAGCTCGGGCAATACTCACTGTCAGCGCCCTCCAGATCGGCATGACCGAGAATGCATCTCTCGGCGTCTTTCATTTGGTCGTGCTCTGAATCACAGATCGGACAGAAGTAGATCGTGCTCACTTCTGGCTGGCAGCACTCATAGGCGCCGTCTTCGCTGTCGTGACGCTCGTAGCACTGCCCGCATTCATACTTGATCGCCACTTCTTTGCTCATGGCCTATTCCTCGGTTGTCATCCCAAGCAGCCCTCGCGAGAAGGCTGCTCAGTGATGCTTTCCGCCGTGACCCGCTACTGGCGTCGGTCATCGGCTTGAATTTGATGCCCGGATATTTACCCACGCCGGGCCGTGGTAGCCTCTCAAGTCCCTACAACCGTTGAGGCAACAACATGGAAATTGCTAAACCGAAATGCTCGGCATGCGGAGTCGAAGGATTGACTAAGGTCGCCATCCAACCCGCCCCGGCAAACAAGAACATCCTGGTTGCAAGCTGTGGCGACTGCGGGAACATCCATTCGGTGTTTGCAAAGCCTTTTGAGCCGCCTCAGGTGCCGAGAGCAAACCAGGTCGAGATCATTCAGTAGCCAGGAACTGAGGGTAAGTGGCGGCTGGATCCTGCTCAGCACCTTGTCGCCACAACTCAACAAAGTGACGGTAAGCAGATTCTGCGAACTGCTTGGCCAGCTGATCAAATTCGTCAGTGCCTGGCTTTGGAATTACCTCAATCGTCAATCCTTCAATCTTCATCTGCTAATTCTCCGGTTTGATTTCCCTGATACCCCTCGTGAGAAGGGCATCGAGGAAATCTGTCTCGCTACGCATATCTGGATCATTCGCCAGTTCGGTATCCCTCGATCCGCCGCAGGTTCTCCCTACGTTTCCTTCCAGCACCCAAGTCACTCCCCAGGCGGTAGGTCAGATCAGATCGCCGGTCCCCAGTAGAGGCGTAGCGGCTTAATAGTTAGTTTTTGACAGAGCCTTTGCATCGGCCCTCCCTGTCCTTGCCGGACAGGCGGCCCCGCTGTTATTTCCGCAGCGGGATCGTCTTCTGAATTTTTAAAGAGCGGGTCAGGCCGTGAGGCCCTGGCGAGTCCCTGTTGGGTGACTCGATGGATGTAAATCTACAAGCAGTTCTTGTAGTGTGCAAGTGGAGATTGTAAAAAAACTCAAAGAAATTCCTCGTCCATTACAAGAGGGCACAAAAAAGCCCGCGCTAGGCGGGCTTCTGTTGGTTGTGGTGTATCAAGAAAAGATGGTGGAGCTCTGGAAGACCCTACCAATGATGCGAACATTGGCGGCATCTACTTCCTCATCTTCGTACTCGTCACGGTTGAACGAGCGGATGCGCAGCTTGCTCCCTGCAATGCGATACAGGATTTTTACCCGCAGCATTTCCTCATACAGGATGCCGTACATCTTCCCGTCAACAACTGCGGTGGCGCCTGTATCAATAGCAACAGTAGAGCCGTCTGATAGCAGCGGCTCCATGCTGTTGCCCTTCACGGGCATACACACGACATTGCTTGGCTGAATGCCAAGTCTCATGAATGTGTACTTGCCAAACCTCAGCTTTGCCCTGGAACTACTTTCCACTGCAAATTTCCCCGATCCCGCCGAAAGTTCAACCTCTTTTAAGAAAGGCACCTCGATCTCATCATCGTCGAGCGGTGTTTGGTCATCCCATACGCTGATTCCTTGAAGGTCAGGATGAGACAGAGCGTCAGGTGACGTCGTGTCTACTTCTAGCGGCCAGGTCCTAAGTGGAGCGCCAGTTATAAGGTGGTCCACGGAGACTCCGAGGATCATTGCTAAAGATGATAGGCGATCGCCTTTTGGGTTGGCTTTGCCTGCCTCCCAATTCTGGACGGCTTGCGGCGAAACCCCCATGTCTCTGGCGAGCTGGGATTGACTTAGCCCCTTGGCCTCTCTGGCCCGGGCGATTCTGCTAGCGATATTTTCCATGGCGCCAATATACAAACACTGCTTGTAGCCAGCACTGCAATATCTACTTGTAGATTGCAATGGGGCATTGTAATCTCTGCTTGTAAATCCACAGGCAGAGGCCTTTATGAACGAAAACGCAGCAGTTCGAGCAGCGAAGGAAGCGGGAGGCCAATCGGCACTTGCCCGAATTCTCGGCTGCACCCCCCAAGCAGTTCAGAGCATGTGCGCCTCCGGCAACGTACCGGCAGGCCGCGTTTTGGCGATCGAGAAAGCCACAGGTGTTTCCCGCCATGAGCTTCGCCCAGACCTGTACCCAATTGAATCAGTCGCTTAACCACCTTGCATGCTCAAAGGAGCAATAACGATGCACTTCGACCCAAGCCACATGCACGACAAACCCACCAAGGTCCGCCTGGACGAGGTGGCCGACGATCTGCTCACTGCGATGGCTCGTTTCCAGCGCACGCAGAAAGCTGTCCTCGCCAGGGAAATCCTTGAGCGTGGCCTGAACCAGATGATGGAAGAGCTTACCGCGAAAACTGACGTGGCCTGAAGTGGCCCAGGAGGCCCTGTGCCTGAAAGAAAACCGCTGGAAGTCTGGCTCGACGGTCAAGGCCAAGCGCAATTGGAGGTACTTGCCAAAACGCATGGCATCACGACCGAAGAGCTGACGACCAAGATCATGAACGAGGCGTTAGATCGAATGACGCGCCCACCAAAAAGCCGTAGCAAAGTCGCTTCCATAGGGCGCAAGGGCTGATAAGTCCCTGAGGGGCTATTGAGGTACCGATGAACACAAGCACCAAATCACAGGCACAAAAAAGCCAGGTTCGTGGCCTGGCTTCTTGTGCAGCACATACAACAAATGTCTGGAGCGAATAATGCCCAATCTCAACGAACCCGTCAACACCCCGGCATTTGTATCCCATGGAATGAGCTTTCACCAGTCGGCGGCGATGTATGCCGCAAACATGATCCGCTTCCAGTACACCAAAGAATCCAAGAACAGGTTCCGCCGTGAATGCCTTGATCACTTGAAGGCATCCCTGCTGCACGAAGGGGTAACGGTATGAGCAACGTCATTCAACTCAAATCGGCCGGGGGCTTCACCCGGATGGAAAACACACTGTATGAGGCCCTTATTGGGGCCGAACTGTCTGGTCGTGAACTGCGCGTAGCTCTCGCTGTGCACAGGCTCACCGCCGGCTACAACAAGGACTCTGTGAAGGTTGCAGCTCTCTACATCGCCAAGATGATGTATGGCGAGACTGGTGCTGATAGCGAGCGTGCAAACGTGTCCAGGGCGATCAATTCCTTGATCCGTCAGCGGGTACTTTTTCGTGATGGTGGGAGCCGTGACCCGATCACTTTCTTGCCGCCAAATGAGTGGAAAGTAGACCCAAAAGCTACCGTGTTGAAATCTACACACTGTGTGAAAAACATACATGCCACTGTGTTGGAAATTACACACATAAAAGAAAGAAATACAAATACTACTCCTAACGGAGTAGTCGTCGACGCGGGGCGTCAACCTGAGCAAGAAGACCTGTTGGCAGAAAAGGTCGTTCGCTCGACTCCAGCAGTGGACGCATGCCCGTATCAGGAGATCGTAAATCTCTACCACATGGCGCTTCCTGAATTACCTGCTGTTGCTCTTCTGACTCCTGGCCGCAAAAAGACCCTGCAAGCTCGGTGGCGTGAAAGCGATGTTCATCGCGACCTCTCGTTCTGGGCTGACTACTTCGCATCCGTGAAGGCGTCACGCTTCCTCACTGGTCGTGCCGAGGGCCGCAATGGCGACTCACCATTCCGCGCCTCGTTCGACTGGCTGATCGCCCCGCGCAACTTCGTCAAGGTTGTGGAGGGCAATTACAATGCGTGAACCCTACAGCGTTGAGGCCGAGCATGGCCTCCTGGGCGCGATGATGCAGCGCCCCGAACTGATCGACACCCTGAGCGATGACCTGACGGCCGAGTCGTTCTACTTCCCTGAGAACGCAGATGTGTACCGCGCAATCATGGCGCTGCGCTCGGCCGGTCAGGCGGTGGACTTCCTGACCGTTGGCAACCACATCGGTGAGCTTGGCTCTACTGGCACCCCGGCGTTTGCCTATTGCGCAGAGATCGTGCGCAACACGCCAAGCGTTGCCAACTCAGGAACCTACGCCCAGATCGTCCGTGAGCGCGCCATTGACCGGGCGCTGTATGACCTCGGCAGCCAGGCCATGGAAATTTCCCAGGGCGATCAGGATACCCAGGCGAAAATATCCGCAATTCAAGCTGCAGCGCTCGCCATCGACAGCGGCGTCAATGCGGATGAGGTCGTGAAGGCCTCTGACGTGCTGATAGAGCAGGTTGAGGTATGGCAGGAAAGGCATGGCCGCCATGCGACCGGCGAAACGCTCATGGGGCTTTCTACGGGACTTAAAGAGCTTGACGAAAAACTGGGTGGCTTGCTGCCTGAGCAGTTGATCATCGTCGCCGGTCGTCCCGCCATGGGGAAGACAACTCTCGCCATGGGCTTTGCTGCTCACAACGCCATTCACGCGAACAAGGCCTGTCTCGTCGTGAGCCTGGAAATGAGCAAGGGTCAGTTGCTGGATCGTGTCGTGGCGTCCGAAGGAAAGATCCCGCTTGCGCTGCTCAAGAACGGCACAGCATGCCAGACCCATGGCGCCGAACAGATGGCCGCTGCCAGTTCGGTGCGCCGGGCAAATCTGTTCTTCGCTGACCGTTCCGGCGCAACTGTTGGGCGCATTCGCTCCCTGGCCCGCCGGCACAAGATGCGGTATGGCCTGGATCTGCTTGTCATCGACTACCTACAGCTCATGGATGGGGAGGGTGGCAACAGAACCGAGCAGATCAGCAGCATCAGCCGTGGTTGCAAGTTGCTGGCCCGCGAACTGCAAATCCCCGTCGTGCTTCTCAGCCAGCTTTCGCGCAAGTGCGAAGAGCGCCCGAACAAGCGGCCAATCCCCTCCGATCTTCGGGAATCTGGAGCGATTGAGCAGGATGCTGACGTGATCCTTTTTGTTTACCGGGACGAGATTTACAACGAAAACTCAGACGCCAAAGGCATTGCAGAAATCATCGTCGGCAAAGGCCGAGACGTTGAGACGGGCACCGTGCGTTCGGCATTCCTGGGCCAGTTCAACCGGTTCGAAAACCTGGCCGCCGGGTGGAAGCCTGAGCCGGTCGAGGCCGCCCCCGCCAAAGTAACCCCACTGTCCAGCCGTTACGGCAACAAGGAGCGCTTCTAATGGCCGACATCTGTGATGACGCCGATATCGTAATCCAAGAGGCCCTGAATCGGTCCCTTGCCCAGATCCCAAGCTACACCGGAATAAGCGCCACAGAGTGCGTGGAGTGCTGCGAGGTGATACTGGAGGGTCGTCGTGTGGCTATTCCGGGGGTGACGCTTTGCACGCCTTGTGCTGAGCGTGAGGCGCTGGCTAAGAAGGGAGTGCGGCGGCTATGAGCGACTACACCGAACTGAAGCGGCTGGCCGAGGCCTCGCTGGGTGAATGGTATGAATTTGGCGAGCTTCGCTGCGAGGACCGCAGTGGCTACATCAACGGATTGCATCATGACGATGAATATTTCATCGCCGCAGCCAATCCCGCAGCAGTCCTGGCCCTGATCGCAGAAATTGATGCGGCGCGTAAGGAGCTGAAAGACCTGCGTACTGATAACGCTCAGCTGCTTTACGCGCTCAAGCAGGAGGAGCAGAGCTATTTGGTGCTGCGAGCCGATCGCGACCAACTCCGCGCCGAAGTCGCCGGCCTACGCACCGGCTACGAAGCCTACGAGCGGGTGAATGCTGAGCTGAAGGCTGAGAACGAGGCGCTGCGCCAGATCATCAGCGATAGCGCGACCTCCTGCGGTGCTGCTGTTTCGGTCGAATGCACCCTGGACTTCATGAAGCACCTGCCGGTCGAGATATTTTCGGTCATCTCAAAGCTGCGCAATGCCTTGGCCGAGTGCACCAACTCCTTGCAAGGGGAAATGCTCCAGAAGTTCGGCGGCCAACTGCCGGAAGACATGCACCCATTCACGCGCCGCGAGTACGACCGAGATATTGCGGAGGTTTCTGGATATCGCGCCGCCCTGGGCCAGGGAGAGCAGTCATGATGATTCGACTGCTTCCATACAACCTCGAGGATTCATTCGCTCAGTTGCTCAAGCTTATTGAGCCGAAACAAGACAGCGATCCTTTTGCAAGGCGCACTCGATCCAAAGGCGAGAAGGCCAGGAACCGTAAAAACAGGGGGAGCCGGCCATGACCAGCCTCCAGATCCGCAACGAATCAGACCGCAGCAAGGCTATGGGCTTCATCGCTGGCCTGGACCTGGCCAAGCCCAAGAAGCTGGCCATCACCGAAGTGGACCGCAGCGGGGAGCAGAACAAGGCCCTGCACGCGGCGCTGGCCGATATCGCGGCCCAGGTCGAGCACGCCGGGAAGAAGTGGGACGTCCTGATCTGGAAGCGCCTTCTGACCGCCGCCTGGCTGCGCGAGACGGGCGACAAGCCGCAGATGATCCCAGCGGTAGACGGTAACGGCTTCGACGTCATCTACGAGCGCACAAGCAAGCTCACCGTGAAGCAGTGCGGCGAGTTGATCGAATGGGTTTTCGCTTTCGGCGCCGAGCACCAGGTGCGATGGACACAGAAGGACAACTGGGGAGGGCGCTATTGATGAGTCAGAAATTCACGATGCGCTACATCGCCTGGCAGGTTTCCACCGGAATGTTTGATCGGGATATGTATCGGGAGGCCTGGAAAGGGCTCTACCGGCTGGCTTTCGCGGTAACGGCATTCGTTATCCGGCTGTCGGTACTGCTCACCTTCCCGGTATCGGTTCCTTTCTTGTGGGGCTTCTTCCGCGTGATGGAGCCGATCAACCAGAAGCGGCGCAAGGCGAGCAATGAAAGGGCCAAGCAGGCATACATCGACAGCTTGCGGAGAGGTCAGGAATGACCATTGAGCGCAAGCAACCCAAGCCAAAGACCTGCAAGAACCCAGTATGCAGGGCCTCATTCGTCCCCCAGCGCCTCGGGCAGGCGGTGTGCAGCCCTAAGTGTGCGCTGGCCACCGTAGAAGTGCAGAAGGCCAAGGAGAAGAAGTCGCTGGCGCTGGCTGATCGGCGCGAGATCAAGGTTCGCAAGGAGGCCCTGAAAAGTCGCGGCGACCACATGCGCGAAGCCCAGCAAGCGTTCAACGAGTACATCCGCACCCGAGACCAGGCCGCCGGCCACCTATGCATATCCAGCGGCAAGCCATTGGACTGGAGCGGCAACGCAGTAGATGCAGGTCATTACCGTAGCGTCGGCTCAGCGCCGCACCTGCGCTTCGATGAGCGCAACTGCCATGCCCAGAGCAAGCAGGACAACCGGTTCCTGTCTGGCAACGCCGTGGACTACCGGATCGGCCTGATCGCGCGCATTGGCCAGGAGGCGGTCGACGCCCTGGAATCCGACCAGAGCGTGCGCAAGTACACCGTGGATGAGATCAAGGCAATCAAGGCCACGTACCGGGCAAAGACCAGAGAACTCAAGAAGGGGCAGGCAGCATGAAGATCAACTCAGCGCGCCAGGCTTGGCATGACTGCAAGTACAACCCGGCCCCCGGCCAGACCTCCGATGTTGTGCAGCTCGGTGTGGTGGTGCAGAACACCGAGCGCGGCCCGACGGCAAACCACGCCGTGCACGGGGCACTGGCTGGGCACATCCAGTCGGCAATCGCTCGTCTTCACCCGCAGATCCGCGTATTCGGTGACTTCATGTACGCCGCCGAGCAAAGCGACGACATTCGGGAGGCGGCGGAAGAGGTCGTGTTCCTGCTGGTGCAAAACCGGTCTCCACGGATGACGGCGGCCAAGCGCGAGAAGCTGGAGTTCGTCGTAAAGGGCGTGCTACGCCGGTACCAGCACATGCACCAGGGCGGGCAATCGTCAAACGAAGACCCGCTGGCCAACGCCGAGAAGTTCAGGGCCTGGATGTGGCAGGTCTACGAAGTGCGCCTGGAGTCGTGCAACTGGGAGCGGGACTGGGGTGGTGTGCTGCAACTGATCTTTGAGTGCTGCGAGGATCTTGACCGGCGCGCGCTGAGCCCCGTTGCAGCGGTAATTTACGAAATGCGCGAGGCCGCATGAGGGCCTATTGCGTTCCCGTGCGGCTGGTGATACCTTATCGCCACTGTTAGAGTTTTGCCTTCGGCAACTTACTCTTGATCAAATAAAACCCGGCCACTACGCCGGGTTTTTTATTGCCTGAGTTTTACTGCCGGTAGGTGCGCATGAAGCTGAAGACCAGAATCAACACGCTGGAGCGCGCCCGTACGGCCTGGGAAGCAGTTGCGCGGCAGGTTGGCGAGACAAACTTTTCGCGCCATCCGCAGACCGGCGAATACCTGCATCCTGGTGTCGCCATGGGCTGGCGCATCCACAAAAAGAACCTGTAGTCGTCCCCCTGATTTTTGCGTGGTAGAGCAGCGGTCAGCTCGTCGGGCTCATATCCCGAAGGTCGATGGTTCGAATCCATCCCTCGCAACCAATTCAAAGGTTCTCATTGAGGGCCTATTGAGGCCTCGGCATTGATCGAGGCCTTTTCGTTTTCGGCCCCACCACACCCATTGCTCCGAGCTGGGAGTGCTGTGTGAGCCGATTCAATTCCCAAACATGCCCCACGGAGTCGAGCGCATGGAGTATTTACAGCGCCTGCTCGACAAGATCGACAGGTTCGAATTGTTGATTGCGGGCCTGATTGGGGCCGTTGTTGCAAGCTGGTGGCACAAGGATGACTTGTCCGACTGGCGAGCTTGGATGGTGTTCTTGATCACCGGTGTGGCCTGCTCACTGTATTTGACGAGCATGGTGAGCACTTACCTGAATGTCACTGAGCCGAAGATCGTCGCCGGCATTGGCTTTCTCCTGGGCACGTTCGGCGGTTCGCTCCTTGCAGCAATCAACCGAGCCATCAAAGCCGCTGACCTCTGGGCGCTTATTCGCCAGCGGTTCGGGGGAGGCAATCCACCATGAATCTTGAACTGATCAACTCCATCGCCTGCGGCCTTATCGCGTTGTGGGCGGCCTGGTGCGTGCTGAGCGGGAAGGTGAGGGACGGCATCCTCGGTAAGCTGATCTACACCACGATCGCCATCACCGGGTTCGTTGTCTCGGTGCGCAACCAGAACATCTTCTTCGGCCCGACTACGGCAGGCCTGACGCTTCATGTCGCCCTGGCCCTGGCCGGTGCCCGGCACATCTTCATGGTCACTTACTGGCAGCGGGTGAAGGTCTGGTTATGCCGGACGCTGAACTGCGAGCACTGCCTGCACTGTAATAAAGCGCCGGGTGGTGTCGAGCGCCGCAAGCAGTAATTCGCGCCACGATTTGGCGCATTCGAAAACGTGGCGCGGAGGATTGAGGTGGCATTGACCCAGAAGCCGGAGGCCTTCTGCTTGGCATGACCGCGATGAACATCATCCCAGCCATTTAGGCATTCATAGGGTCTTTTCCGAAGGCGCGATGTGCCTGACATGAATAGTGTTCTTGTTTCGGCGCTGGGGGTATTCGATGCGCTTCTGTGCGTATTGGTGGCCCTGACTGCGTACGACTACCTGCGCCGTATACGCACCATGGATTACCCATTGCTGGCCGTCGCCTTCTACCTGGTGCCCATCGACGCATTCGGATCGTTCGTCCTGGCCATGAGGGGCCATGTGCCCACCTTGTACGGTGTGATCCTCAAGCTGGGCATCTTCCTGTAAGCAGTTGCCCGCGCGGCCATTTGTTTTCGACCATATCCTGAGCCAAGTTTCACCACCGTTTGATGGCGTATAGTTGCTCAAATCACTAAGGAGGTTTGTGTAATGAAGGCTGCCGTAATTGTTGATGGATTTGTTGAGTTGAATGTGAACGGTGGCACGTTTTATGGGCTTGACATTGGCATTCACTCTACTGATTCAGACATAGACCTGCGTGATTGTGCTTTCGAGTCCACTAGGGTGGCTGTGAAAGGAAAAGGCGGGACGCTTGCTGCGGAAAACGCTACTCATACGGAGCCGCCGAATTACCGCATTTCCAAGATTGCAACTGCCGTGTGGAGGGCATCCCATGGCCATGTTTGATCTTGAAGACACCGATGACGTCAATCTCAAGCGCTGTAAAACGGATGGAGAGCAATTGCTTCGTGGTCGTCGCCTGGGCGAGGTTACAGCGGAAGATTGCGAGGCTGCCGGTCAGAAAAGCAGTCAGAAGAAGTCATTCTGGAGAACATGTCTTGCATGGATTGCATCACACACAATGCAGGTTGCGGTAGGCGTAATGGTAGGCGTAATAGTGGCCGGGATATCGGCATATCTAAAATTCAGCTAGTAATTTTGCCTCGCGCCACAACTTGCCGAGCGCATTTTCGTAGTGCGGGAGTGAACATGAGCAGACAGATGCCGCCGGCTGACCTGCTCGAATCTCCGGTCCTTATCCTCAAGCCTGCTCCCGAACTGTGGGAGTGGGTACAGCGAGAGATCCTCGCCACCACCGGCAGTATTCACAACGAAGACCATGCCCATCTACTGGATGCAGACATCCGGGTCATGTGGGCGTCGTCGAGCTTCGAGAAGCAGGGCAGCACAGTCCTGGGCCAGGCCGAACAGGTAGCGTTCCGCGCTGGTGGTTGGCAGAAGGCCCGTATGGAGCAACAGATGCGTGACTGGTTCGGCGACGTGCCGGCCTACATCATCACCCTTGCTGCCGACTACTGCGCCGACTGTTCCGATGCTGACTTCTGCGCGCTGGTCGAGCATGAGCTGTACCACATCGCCCAAGCGACCGATCGGTATGGCGCACCCAAGTTCACCAAGGAAGGCCTGCCCAAGCTTGAGATGCGCTCACACGATGTCGAGGAGTTCGTCGGAGTGGTCCGCCGCTACGGTGCGAGCCTTGACGTTCAAGCGCTGGTTGATGCTGCAAACAGTCCTGCTGAGGTGGGGAAATTGAACATTGCGAGGGCCTGCGGAACCTGTCTGCTAAAGCTGGCCTGATTCTGGACAGGCTCTGGACGGATGAGAATCTATGGCAGCCCTTCAAAACGACGTGAAGGCCTTTATCGTTCAGGCCCTGGCGTGCTTCGACACGCCGTCACAGGTTGTTGAGGCTGTCCAGAAAGAATACGGGGTGTCGGTTACCCGTCAGCAGGTTGAGACACACGACCCTACGAAGACGTCGGGAAAGGGCCTGGCAAAGCGCTGGGTAACGATGTTCGAAGATACCCGCAAGCGTTTCCGCGAGGAGACTTCTGATATCCCGATCGCCAACCGCGCCTTCCGACTCCGTACCCTGGGACGCATGGCCGAGAAGGCCGAGAACATGAAGAACATGGCGCTGACTGCCCAGTTGCTGGAACAGGCCGCCAAAGAGGTGGGCGACGTTTACGTGAATCGCCGCCTCGAACCTGAAAAACCTCTGGGCTCCCAAGCGGACCAGCAGCACGCCGTTGCTGAGTACATCCTGGAGCCTGACGAGAATGCCCCGCCTACCCCGTACCTATGACGCCCCGGTCCAGTTGACCAAGAAGCAGGCCAACATCTACGTGTGGGGTTTTCAGCCCGATGCCCGTTTCCGTGACGCGGTGTGCGGTCGCCGGTTCGGTAAGACTTTCCTCGGTAAGGCTGAGATGCGCCGCGCTGCCCGGCTGGCTGCTGAGTGGGGCGTAAGCGTCGAGGATGAGATTTGGTACGCCGCTCCAACGCAGAAACAGGCCCGCCGTGTCTTCTGGCGTAGGCTGAAGCAGGCTATCCCGCCAGAGTGGCGCGAGAGCAAGCCAAACGAAACTGACATGCTGATAACGCTCAAGAGCGGTCACTTGATCCGGTGCGTGGGTCTTGAGAACTACGACGATCTGCGCGGGTCTGGCCTGTTCTTTGTCCTGGTGGATGAATGGGCGGACTGCAAATACGCAGCCTGGGAAGAAGTGCTGCGCCCGATGCTTTCGACCTGCCAGTACACGATTCCCGACCTAGGAGTCCGCAAGGGCGGCCATGCGCTACGCATTGGTACTCCGAAAGGCTTCAACCACTGCTATGACACTTATCTGGACGGCAAGCCAGGCGGCGAGCCGGATCACAAGAGCTGGCAGTACACGTCACTCCAGGGCGGGAACGTCCCTCCTGAAGAGCTCGATGCGGCCAAACGCAAGATGGACCCGCGTACTTTCCGCCAGGAATACGAGGCCGGGTTTGAGAACTACTCGGGCGTTGTCTACTACACCTTCAGCCGTGAAGAGTGCCGGACCAGCGAGCGAATCAAGCCGGGAGAGGCCCTGCATATCGGCATGGACTTCAACGTCATGAAGATGGCGGCGGTGGTCTATGTCGTGCGTGACGGCCTGCCCCTGGCGCTGTATGAGTTCCACTCTGTGCGCGACACGCCTGACATGATCGAGAAAATCCAGGCGCGGTTTGCGGGGCACAACATCGCCGTTTACCCGGATGCCAGCGGCCAGAACACCAGCAGCAAAAATGCCAGTGAGTCCGACCTGTCATTGCTCACGAAAGCCGGCTTCACCGTGGTGGTCGATTCCACAAACCCAAGCGTGAAAGACCGAGTGAACTCGGTAAACGCCATGTTCCTGAACACCTATGGCGAGCGGCGCATGAAGGTCAACATCGACCAATGCCCGCAACTTACCCAGTGTCTTGAGCGGCAGACCTACACCGACAAGGGCGAGCCGGACAAAGATCCGAAGAAGGGTCACGACCACATGAACGACGCCGCCGGCTACTTCATTGCCAAGCGGTACCCGATCAATGCGCAGATGACCTCAACCCAACCACTGAGAATGTAACCATGAGCGATAACCCGGCAATCGCGCTGCCTGCTGTCGACGCCATGCGCGCCTACTGGGATGTGATTACTCCACTCATGAGCGGCACCATGGCGATGCGTGCGGCTGGTAAAGCACTGCTGCCTCAGTATCCTGCCGAGGATGACAACTCCTACAAGGAGCGTCTGAGGCTGTCCACGCTGCTCCCTGCCTACTCGGAGACGGTCGGAAACATGACCTCCCGCGTGTTCGCTGAGCCTTTGCAGGTCGGCGACGGTGTGCCCGATCAGATCAAGGAAATGACCAAGGACATCGACAACGCAGGGAATGACCTGAATTCCTGGTCTGTCGAGTTCTTCCGCGAAGGCTTGAGCCACGGTCTTTGCCATGCGCTTGTGGATCACCCTGTCGCTGAAGGTGTTCGCACTCAGGCAGACGAGATCGCCGCAGGTGTCCGCCCCTACGCAATACTGGTCAAACCTGAGCAGGTGCTTGGCTGGCGCTCCAAGGGCGGCCAGCTCACCATGTTCAGGTACTCTGAATCTGTCGAAGAGCCGGATGGCGAGTTTGGGGTGAAGTGCGTCTATCAGGTCAGGGTCATTGAGCCTGGGTCGTGGCGTACCTACCGCGCACCGGAGAAGGGTGGTGCGCTGGTTCTGCATGACGAGGGTACAAACAGCCTCAAATACATCCCCCTGGTGACCTTCTACACAGGCCGCACAGGCTTCATGACCGCAAAGCCTCCACTGCTGGAGCTGGCCCACCTCAACGTCAAGCATTGGCAGAGCCAAAGCGACCAGGACAACATCCTTCACGTTATCCGTGTGCCAATCTTGGTTCGCATTGGCGTGCAAGCCACGTTCGACAACCAGGGCAAGCCTGTTCCGCCTGAATTCAAAGTGGGCACTGGCGCGCTGACCGATCTGCCCAAGGATGGCGACCTCAAGTACGTCGAGCACACCGGAGCTGCCGTCAAGGCTGGCCGGGAGGCGCTGCAAGACCTACTCGACGAAATGCGCATGGCCGGCGCCAAGCTGCTCACGCCTGAGAAGAGCGCCACCAAAACTGCCACCCAGGCAGAAGAGGAGGCCGCTCAGGAGCTTTCCCCGTTGGCCCGCATGGCGAACCACTTCGCTGACTGCTTGGCGCAACTGCTCCAGTTCATGGCCGATTACCGTAGCTTGGGCGACGGCGGCGCGGTCGAGATTCGCGGCAACTTCGACGTTGACTACATGCCAGAGGTGTCACTGCCGACGCTTGTCGCGATGGCCAATGCTGGGATGCTGTCCAAGGAAACCCTGTTCGCCGAGATGCAGCGCCGCGGCGTCATCAGCGATGAATACGACTGGGTCAATGAGCTTGCGAAGATTGAAGGCCAAGGCCCCGCACTCGGTACGCTGTGATGAAAACCGCAAACGAGAAGCTGTTAGATAAGCTGATCGGGCATGAGGTTGACCTGCAACACCTGAGCAATGCCCAGGTCGTTGCGATAATCAAGATCCTCAACAGCAAGGACGCTGATCTGCGTGCTTCGCTGATTGCGGCGATTGACAACCTTGGCCAAAATCTGTCGGCAGCCTCGGTGGATGCGGCTCTGTCCACAGTCCTGCGCCTGAATCAGTCAACTTTCGTGGATATCCGTCAGGCGATTGACCAGGCCACCGACGGCGTTATCAGTTATGAGATAGCCTTCCAGCAGGGCGCGCTTCAGGCTGTTATCCCCGCCGTTGTGCAGGAGTCCTTCCCGATTGCCGCTGCGCAGTTCAGTCAGGTAAAGGCGATTGCCCAGGCCAGGCCATTCCAGGGGCGCTTGCTCCGGGAGTGGTTGGATGGCATTGAGGCGTCTCGGGCTGCCTCCGTTCGTGACGCCGTGCGTGCTGGGGTCGTTGAAGGGCGAACCACCGCCGAAATCGTCCGCAACATCATGGGCACCAGGGCAGAGAAGTACGCTGACGGCATCCTGCAGAAGTCGCGCAGGGAGATCGAGGCCGTTGTCAGGTCTGCCGTTTCCAGCACTGCTGAGGCAGCCAGTGACAAGGCTTTCGAGGCGAACAGCGACATCATCAGCCATGTCGAGTGGATCAGTACGCTGGACACTCGCACATCGACGACCTGCCGCATCAGGGACCGCCTGCCGTACACCCTGGGGACATATCTGCCGATAGGGCACAAAATCCCATGGCTTGCAGGGCCTGGGCGAATCCACTGGTGCTGCCGCTCGACCAAGCTTCCGATCCTCAAGAGCGCAATATCCCTTGGAATTCGCGACGAGGCGACGAGGGCGAGCATGGATGGTCAGGTGCCGCAGTCAACGAACTATGCGAAATGGCTTGGACAGCAGTCGGCGGCCCGACAAGACGAGATACTTGGCCCTGAGCGCGGAAAGCTGCTGCGACAGGAAAAGCTAACGCTGGATGACTTCTACAATGACCGCGGGAAATTCCTCACGCTGGATCAGTTGCGGGAGCGCCTGTAATTCACCGCGACACGAAATGCCGACATTCGATTTTGTGTGGCAACCCAAGCCTCGCCAAGTGCGGGGCTTTTTCATGCCTGAAACCCGGATGGGCAATGGCGAACAGCGGCGGATGTCGCACAGATGGGCGGATGCCCGGAGAACTACATGAAACTCAAGCTCGACGATCAAGGTCACGCAGTGCTTCAGGACGGCAAGCCGGTTTACATCCATGAGGATGGCAAGGAGGCGCCTTTCGACGCCCCTGGCACGGTCGCAACCATTTCCCGCCTGAACGGTGAGGCCAAGTCCCACCGCGAGCGCGCAGAGTCTGCCGAGACCACCCTGAAGGGCTTCGAAGGTATCGCCGACCCTGCTGCAGCATTGAAGGCTCTGAACACCGTCAAGAATCTGGACGACAAGAAGCTGGTCGATGCCGGCGAAGTCGAGCGGGTCAAGAACGAGGCCATCAAGGCGTTCGAAGAGAAGTACTCCCCGGTCGTCAAGGAAAACGAGTCGCTGAAGGGTCAGCTCAACAACCACCTGATCGGTGGCGCCTTCGCCTCGTCCAAGTTCATCGCCGAGAAGTTCGCCGCAGAAGGCCCGGCCGGCGTCGAAATCGCCCGTGCCCTGTTCGGCAACAGCCTGAAGGTTGAAGACGGCAAAGTCGTCGGCTACGACCCTACCGGCAACAAACTGTTTTCCCGCGTTCGCCCTGGCGAGCTGGCGTCCGCCGATGAAGCCATTGAGCTTCTGGTGGATTCCTACCCGCACAAGGCCCACATCCTCAAAAGCTCCGGCGCAAACGGCGGCGGTGCACACCAGGGTCAAAACTCTGGTGGCAAGAAGTCCATTTCGCGTACGAGCTGGGACACCATGGCTCCGGCCGATCAGGCCTCGTTCGCTCGCGAAGGTGGTGTCGTCACTGAATGACGCCAAACAATATGCCGGTCCTCGGATGGGGATCGGTGCTTGGGTCGGATGGCCCGCAAGTCTGAACACTCAAACATCGATCCCTTAGGAGTTCCACCATGGCTAACACCCTCACCGGCCTGATCCCGACCCTGTACAACGCCCTGGACGTCGTGTCCCGCGAACTGGTCGGCTTCATCCCTGCTGTCACCACCGACATGACCTACGACCGCGCTGCTGTCGGTCAGACCGTCATGTCCCCTGTCGCCGGCGCCGCTACTGCCTCCGACATCACTCCGGCAGTTACCCCGCCAAACGATGGCGACCAGAGCGTCGGCAACGTTGCGATGACCATCACCAAGGCTCGGCGCGTGCCGATCCGCTGGAACGGCGAAGAGAAGCGCGGCTTGGACAACAACGGCGCAAGCTTCAACGCCATTCTGTCCGGCCAAATCCAGCAAGGCATGCGCACTCTGGTCAACGAGATCGAGGCGGACCTGGCAGCCCTGCACGTCAAGGCGTCTCGCGCTTACGGCGCCGCCGGTACCGCGCCGTTCGGCACTGCCGCCGATCTCAGCGATTCCGCCGGCGCGCTGCGCATCCTGGAAGAGAACGGCGCCCAAGGCCTGGACTTCCAGATGGTGCTGGGCACTGGCGCGATGGCCAACCTGCGCGGCAAGCAATCCGTGCTGTTCAAGGTCAACGAGTCGGGCCGCGAAGACATGCTGCGCAACGGCATCACCGACCGCCTGCAAAACCTGGCCCTGCGCCAGTCGGCCCAGGTCAAGACCGTGATTGCCGGCACCGGCGCCGCCTCCACCACCAACACCACCGGTTACGCGGTTGGCGCAACCACCATCACCCTGGCCTCGGCCGGCACCGGGACCATCCTGGCGGGTGATGTGGTGAGCTTTGCCGGCGACACTAACAAGTACGTGGTGGTCGCGGGTGACGCTGACGTTTCTGGCGGCGGCACCATCACCCTGGCAGCGCCTGGCCTGATGAAGGCTATCCCTGCTGCGGCAACCGCCATCACCCTGTCGGCCACCAGTGCGCGCAACATGTTCTTCGCCCGTTCGGCCATCGCACTGGCTACCCGCGCCCCAGCACTGCCGGAGCAAGGCGACTCTGCGGTTGATCGCATGATCATCACTGACCCTCTGACCGGCCTGAGCTTCGAAATCTCGATGTACGCCCAGTATCGTCAGATGCAGTACGAGATCGCGATGGCCTGGGGCTGCGCCGCGGTGAAATCCGAGCACATCGGCATTCTGCTGGGTTAATCAACCGACCTCGGGCCTTCGGGCCCGGGGCATTGAGTGGAGAAATGCATGAAACAGCTCAAAGTAAAGCCGTGGGGCGAAGGGCAGGGCGATCATGTTCTGATCGATGAGTCCGAGTTCAATCCAGACTTCCATGTCCTGGTTGAGGGTGAAGTAGCCCCTGATCGGGTGCTGATCGTCGGAGCCGGAATTTCTAGCGGCGATGTCGATGCATTGCGCGCCGACCTTGAGGCTGTAAACCTTTTGGCTGAACAGATGGAAGTAGGGCTCCTTGATGCGCCGAAAGGCGAGGGTGTCGCGCTGCGAGTTCACAAGGCCGTTGCTGCGCTCTGGGTCGACATGGAAGCCTTGGCAAAGGCCCGCGATGAAGAGATTGATAAATCCGAGAAGCTGCAAAAGCAAATCGACGGTCTCCTCCAGCAGGCCGAGAAAGCCCGCCAGGAGTATACAGAAGCCAAGGAAGTCGCCGATTTGAAGGCCAAGCTGGACGCCGCAAAAGTCACCTACCGTTCCAACGCCTCGAAAGAGTCGCTGCAAAAGCAGGTCGACGACCTGGAAAAGGCGTAACACCAGGTCTACGGACCGATCATTAAAGCGGAGTCCAGATGACTACCTACATCACCGTGGCGGACGTGGACAGCCTGCTGGGCTCGACATGGGCCACCGAAGACAAGAAGCCGCGCGCGGTGCTGATGGCGAACACCTGGCTTACCAATCTTGGTCTGCCAGAGTTCGACCCGATCCCGGATGACGTGATCCAGGCCGGCGCCGAGATTGCCAGCGAGGCGGCCGCCGGCAGGATCTACTCGACCAAGGAAACCGGCGTGACGGAGAAGTCCGTGAAGGCCGGCAGCGTGTCCAGTAGCAAGTCGTTCTCCGAATCATCCCGCACCATCAGCGCGGGCGAGTCTTTCGCCTTGGCTCTGCTGGCTCATTACCTCGGCTCTGGCCAGGTCAAAGTCGTGAGGTGCTGATATGGGCCTGCGCGACGATATCCAGGCCGACTTGGCCGAGGCGTTCGACACTGACCTGGCCGATGCGGTGCAGCCATTCACAGGTGAATACCTTGGCCCTGGCGTTTACGACCCGGTGACCGAAGAGACAACAGCCCAGCCCGTTACCTACACAGGGCGCGGGGTTCTGGATAGCTACGACAGCCGGCGGATCGACAACATAAACATCAAGGTCGGTGACGTGCTGCTGATTTGCCTGGCGAACGAAACTACGGACGTTCCTGCGGTTGGCCACAAGATCACGGCTCCCGACTTGCTCACCGGCGCGCAGGTCGCTTACCAGGTTGTCAGCCCAGGCATAGAGCCAGCCAAGGCGCACTACGAGATCCAGTTGAGGAAGAGCTGATGGCTACTGGATGGACTACGCCTCCAACCCTCTTTGCTGACCAGATAGAATCTGAGATAGCCACCAGAGTTCGCGTCATCGCCATGGCCATGCTCAACGAGATCATATTGAGGTCGCCGGTTGATACGGGGCGTTTCCGCGGCAACAACATTGTGAGTATCGGGGCTCCGGTATTCAGTCAGGCGGCAAATGTAGATCCTGCAGGGTCTGCAACCATCAGCGCCGGCCTCAATGCCCTTACCGGCCTGGAGCCGTTCACCGTCGTTTATATCCAGAACAACTTGCCGTATGCGGAGCGCCTTGAGAACGGCTGGTCCGATCAAGCCCCGGGCGGCGTATACGGACTGGCCTTTGCAGGCGTATCGGAGGCCTATAAAACATGACCTACGAGCAAATAAGGCTGGCGGTCACTGCGCGCATGGCAGCTTTCACTGGCATTGCGCAGGATCGAATCGATTACCCGAACCAGCCGACGGTGTTTGCGACTCCCGCATCCGGCCTGTGGTGCCGGATGACCATTCAGCACGCAACGGCCTTCATGGCGGGCATGGCGGATAAGCCGTACACCCGCAGGCCCGGGCTGATATCCATTCAGTGCTTCGCCAGGGTTCACGCCGGAACCAAGGCCATCAACGACCTGACCGATGCCCTGATAGCTCACTTCGCTTACTGGATGTCCGGCGACCTTGAATGCATGGAAGGCAGTCAGGTCATCGCTGGCGAGTTCGAAGGCTTCTACCAGATCAACGTGAATATCCGGTTCCGCGCCGGCTGAGAGAACCACATGAGCGAAGTAACGAAAGAACTTCACCGCAGCCTGATCCGGGCTGCAAAAGGGGCGCTCGCTGCATGGGAGCGCTGGCTGGCCGCAAAGGAGAAGGGCGATGAAGGTCAGAATTGATGGGCAGTTGGTAGAGCGCAAGCACTACTTCATGCATGAGCAGACTGGCGATCGTTCTGGTTTCGGCCACAGCCTCCCACGGAAAGAGCCAGAGCTTGAGGATGGCGAGCAAGCCATATGGATGCTCGGCGACCCAGTTCCGACAATTATCCGCATATTCGACCCAGCATAAATCTACCCAAATTCACCGGGCACGCTGACCAGATCCGCCGAAAGGCCTCTCTGCTCACCACGCCTCCCCGGATCAATTGATCTAAGGAGGCTCCGATGAGTTCGGGCGCAAAAGTTGTAAGCCACATCATCAAGGAGGTGACGCCAGGCGTTACCCCGACCGGCACCTGGGACACGCTGCGCCTGACCGGCAACGCATTGACCCCGACCGTAAACGTAGCGGTAAGTGACGAGATCACAGATACCCGCATCAGCCAGGGCTCGGTGGCAACCAGCACAGACATCGGCGGCGACCTGACTGCTGAATTCTCGTTCGGCTCGTTCGATCAGTTGCTTGAGGCTGCTTTCTACGGCACCTGGACCGGCGACGTGCTGTCTGTTGGCGATACCCGCAACACCTTCAGCATCGCCAAGGGATACAGCGATGTCGGTGTGTACAGCGTGTTCAAGGGCTCGCACGTATCCACATTCGCACTCGACATTCCGTCCGACGGCAAGGTGACAGCCACGTTCAACATGGCGTGCCTGGACTATGACGACAGCGAAGATCCGATTGTCGTGTCTCCGAACGCGCCTACCACCACTCCATTCCTGTCGAACAACAACATTGGCACGGTGATGGTGGATGGCGAGAGCCTGGAAGGCCAGGCGTGCGTGTCAGCCATGACCATCAACCTGGACAACAGCCTTCAGGCCCAGCGCTGCATCGGCAACACCAAGCTTGGCCCTGGCGCGCAGATCGCTACCGAAGCGGCCATCACCGGCACCATCACCCTGGCATGGTCAAAGCGTGCCTGGGAGATCTGGAAGAAGACCTTCACCCGCCTGCCAATCTCGGTTGTGTTCCCAATCACCGACGCCCTGGGCAACAAGTACACCTTCAACTTCCCAGCGGTTGAAGTGGATGGCGAGCTGCCTAGCGGCGGCAAGCGCGACCTGATTGAAGTGACCCTGAACTACACCGTCGCCAAGATCAGCCCGACCATTACGCGCCTGGTGTCGCCGACCGCTGTAACCGGCGTGACAGTGACCCCTGACACGGCATCCATCGCGATTGCCGAAACCGAGCAACTGACCGCGGCTGTGGCACCAATCGGCGCAAACCAGGCCGTCACGTGGTCCAGCGCAACCCCAAGCGTTGCAACGGTGAACAGTTCCGGCCTGGTAACTGGCGTATCGGCTGGCACTGCGGTCATCACCGCCACCAGCGTGGCCGACGGCACCAAGACCGACACTGCGACCATCACGGTCACCGCGTAACACGATCAACCTTTTGGCTGCCCAGGCTCTAACGCCTGCCTGGGCGGCCTTTTTTATGGCGGGCGTTGAGGATTTAACATGGCTCTTAAGCTGAGCAAAAAGACCCCTGCCACCGATCTGCGCTGGGCCAAGTTCGACGAAGACACGAAAATCCAGCTGGGCGGGATCGACAATCCTGAATACCTGGTAGCTCTTGAAAGAGTGCGCCGTCGGATCCAGCGCAATGACGCGAGCTTTGCCCAGGGCGAGATTGGCGTGGTTGCTGGTGAGATGACTGAGCACCAAAGCCACTGCGCGCTGCTGGCCCAGTTCATCGTTAAAGACTGGGATGGCGTGCAGGACGACCAAGGCAACCCGCTCAAGTTCACCGTGGGCGCTTGCACCGAGCTGCTCGAGGCAAATATCGACTTCTTCCTGTTCGTCCTGCAGGAAGGCAGCAAATCAACGATTGAAGCCGGCACAGAACTGGCTGAAACCGTGGAAAAGCAGTAACCCGGTTCGAGTGGGAAAGGGAGTGGGGCGGCCAGGCTGATAAGCGCCGGGCCATCTATAAGCAGCTGCGGATGGAGATACCTGAAGAGCCGCCGACCGACCCTATCACCAAGCACCTTCTCGCCACATTCTTCGGCGTCTGCCGGGGCCGCCGCTTTATCACAACCATGGTGGGAGCCTTCCCGCTCCCGCTGTCTGCCCGCGAGATCTCCGACTGGCTCGACGCTCACCCATCCCCCCTGGATCGCCGGGAAGTCGATGAGGTGATGTTTGCGCTCGACGTGATCTGCCTTAGCGAAGAAGACGACTGATCCGCCGCCCTGCGGCAATTTTGCCCGGAGGCAACATGACTCAAACCTCACGCCTGGTTGTCGAGCTTGATAGCCGAAATGCCGAACAGAAAGCCGCCGATACTCGAAAGGCGCTAGCTGCTCTGGAGGATCAGGGGCTGAGAGTTCCTGCCAGCCTTCGCAAGACCAGCGACTCTATTCAGCAGGTTGGGACGAAGTCGTCTGAGGCAACCACAAAGGTTAGCGGGATGGAGCGCCAGCTGCGCTCTATGGCATCCATGGCCGCCGGTATAGCCGCACCACTGGCCGCAGCATTCAGCGTAACCAAGATCGCTCAGGCGGCAGAGGAATACACCAACCTGACCAACCGGTTGAGGCTCGTAACAGAAAGCAGCGCGCAGCTAGCCCGGGCGCAGGACGATGTTTTTAGAGTCGCGCAAAGCTCTCGGCAGGCGCTTGATACCACAGCTCAGGTGTATCAGCGAATCGCGCAAAACGGTAAGCAGCTCGGATTGAATCTCGAACAGGTCGCAAGCATTACCGAGACCGTAGCCAAATCGGTGGCGCTCAGCGGTGCAAGTGCGCAGGCGGCTGACGCGGCAATGGTTCAGTTTGGTCAGGCCCTGGCGTCAGGTACGCTTCGCGGCGACGAACTGAACTCGATCATGGAGCAGACTCCAGCTCTTGCCCAGGCGATTGCCAGAGGCCTAGGGGTGACAATTGGCGAGCTTCGGTCCATGGGGGCAGAAGGAAAGCTGACATCAGAAGCGATTGTCACAGCCCTTCAAAACCAAAAGGACAAGGTCGATGAGCTCAGTTCGACCCTGCAGGTAACCGCCAGCCAGGCAATCACTGCCTTTGGCAACTCTCTTGTGGTCACAGTCGGAAAGCTTGACCAGGCAACGAGTGCCAGCAGCAAGTTTGCGCAAGGAATTCTGTCTCTATCCCAGGCCATGGACCGATTCAACTCCGGCGAGTTTCTTGATTTCTTCAGGGATGACAAGCAAACCGTAGCAGGACTTAACAATCAGCTAAGCGAAACCATGTCCAAGATGCGGGATTTGGGCGCAGTTAGGGCGAAGCTGATCAAGGGCGATGCGGGCGACACGGCCTTCTACAAGTTCAAGCTTTACAACGTCGACGACCTAGACAAAGAGATTTCTGCACTAGAGAAGCAGGCAGGAACAATTACCCAGCTCACAAAGAAAATGAAGACCGGCGCCGCGGCCGTGGCCTCCCAGAGTCCTTCAGGCGACCCTCGATCTGCGCCAGTGAATGCTGCATATGAAAAAATGCTGGAGACGCTCAAGAAGCAAGCAGCTTTGCAAGGCGAGAACAGCGAAGCCGCGAAGGTTAGGTATGCCATTGAAAACGGCGAGCTTGGAAAGCTTCTGCCGGCACAAAGCCAGCTTCTGCTGAAATACGCCCAAGAGAAGGATGCCAAGGTGGCGGCGGCCAAGGCGGCCAAAGAAGGGAAGTCATACACCGAAGACGCCGGCATGAAGGCGCTCGACGCGGCGCGCCAGACTCAGGCTGTACTGATCCAGCAGAATGCCTCGCTCAATTCTCAGGGCGTTGCTACTGAGCGTGTGGGCACCCAGGCCCAGGCTCTGATCAAGTGGGAGCAGCAACTTGCCGACATCAAAGGCAAGAAGACGCTGACCGCCGACCAGAAGTCGCTGCTGGCCAGCCAGGACCTGATCACCGCCCAGCTCAAGAAGAACGTTGCGCTTGAGCGTGAAGCGGAGATCAGCAAGGGCATTCAGCAGGCACAGAAGGACCAGGTGCAACTGCTGACTCTGACCGGGCAACTCCGCGAAGCCAACAGCCTCAAGTCGTCCCTGGATGACGCTGCGCAGTTGGCCGAGTACGAGCGGCAGGGAAGCGTCGAGGCCGCTAAGCGTCTTGAGACGCTGATCAAGATCCGCGACATCAACCTTAAGGCAGCACAGAAGCCAGGGACCATTGAGGGCGTCACTCAGGCTCCTACCACTCCTGGTCTGGATGCCTCAGTCGGCGGCGCAGGAAGCGAGATCGACCGTCTAGACGCGGCAGCAGTGAAGCTGGAGCAGTGGCGCGCAACGGAGCTGGAGCGCCAGGCCGCTTACCTGGACCTTAAGGCGATCAACGAAGAGACCTACGCCGCGCGCGTGGCGAACATCGACCAGCAGGCCACGCTAAACCGCCAGAAGATCGAAGAAGCCAAGAACCAGGCATTGCTGGTGGGCGCATCCGATTTCTTCGGCAACATGGCCAGCCTCAGCCAGTCTGGTAACAAGAAGCTCGCTGCGATCGGCAAGGCCGCGGCAATTGTACAGGCCACCATGGACGGCTATCTGGCTGTCCAGAAGGCTCTGGCCGCATTCCCACCGCCGTTCAACTTCGCAGCCGCGGCCGCTGTCGGTGTCGCTACCGCCGCCAACGTGGCAAACATCGCGGGCATTGGCTTCTCGAATGGCGGTTACACCGGTTCCGGTGGCGTTAACGAAGCCGCCGGCATGGTGCACAAGGGTGAGGTGGTTTGGAGCCAGAAGGACATCCAGCGTTACGGCGGCGTGGCGGCAGTTGAGGCGCTGCGCAAAGGCAACGTCTCGCCAATCCGTCCTGGGGCAAAGGGTACTGGCCCTGATGCACTAGCAAAGCCGCAGTTGGGCACCGCTCCAGTGGTGAATGTTATCGAGGACGCCAGCAAGGCCGGCCAAAGCCAGTCGCGAGAGATCGACGGAAGATGGGTTATTGACCAGTTCGTTGCAAACATCAATGACAACGGCAAAGGCGCGAAAGCCATTCAGCAGATGCTCGGCATGGGAAGGGCTGCACGATGATTCAATACCCAAAGGAACTCCCGTACCCGCTGCGGGATGGGTACGGGTTCAACCCGGTAAGCCCCATGAAGTCTACGACGATGCAGACCGGGCGGACGAGATTTCGTCGCAATTACTCATCGACTCCGACAAACGCAAAGGTCACCTGGAGCCTTGATGGTCGACAGGCCCAGTATTTCGAAGCTTGGTTTGAGGATGTATTGATTTCAGGGTCGCAGTGGTTCGAGTGCGAGCTGAGAACCCCTCAGGGCCTGCTGCCTTACAAGGCCCACTTCCTGGATATGTACGATGGCCCCGAGCTATTCGGCGTTGACCGATGGACCATCAGCGCGACTCTGCAACTATGGGATCGTCCGATACTGACTGGTGGCTGGGCCCTATATGCACCCGAATACATCCTTCACATGAACCTTCTGGACTTGGCGATCAACAAGGAGTGGCCGCAATGACCAGTGCCGTGCTGAATAGATGGTACTCCAGCGGCGGCCCCGAGATGATCCATGAAACCCTGCAGATCACTGATGGAGTGGAAAGCCACTTCCTGACTGATGGGTATGAGGACGTCGAGGCACTGCTTGAGACGGGGCAACTTGCCAAATTTCTGGCTTGCGGCATCACCGTCGCCCTCCCAAAGCGCGGCAGCGATGGCAAACAGGATTTGAAATTCGCTCTGTGCAACATCGACGGTAGCGTTTCCGGATTCCTGCGGCCAGCACTGAAGGCAGGAAGGGAAATCAGCCTGATCTATCGGAAGTACATCAGCACCGATCTGGCATACCCCGCAAAGATCCTGAGCTACAAGGTGAAAAGCGGGTCAGTCACCGCAACAGACGCACAGATCGTGGCTGGTTACTTCAACCTTCTCGAAACCCTATGGCTGCGGCACAACTACACAGGCGAGTTCGCCCCCGGCATGCGGTATCAAAAATGATTGATCACGACAAATACCGCTCGGGCAAATACCTCGAGGGCGGGAGAGTGTGGCCGAACGTTGACTGCTATGGCTTGGTGCTTGAGGTTCGTCGCGACCTTGGGCTGCCAGATTGGCCGGAGTGGGAAAACATCAGGTCCGGTGACGGATCAATGGTGGAGGTGGCAGGCAAGTGGTTCCCGACGCTGACGCCATGCGGTCCAGAGGAAGGCGCTTTGATTGCCCTTTATGAGGGTAGCGAGATGCGCCACGTAGGCGTTGTAGTCCGCAGCGGGCCGTCGCTTGATGCGATGGAAATCACCCTAAAGCAAAACATCATTTGCCTGCCAGTGCATAGGCTAAAGCGCCGCTTCGTGCGGGTGGAGTATTACAAGTGATTGAAATCTATCCATCCTCACCGCGGATATTTGGCAGAGAGAGCGGCTGCGTTCCGATTGAAACCCATGAGATCAGAGAGCAAATCTCCATAGCTAGATGGATGTATGCCAACGTCAAGGAGTTTGATATAGACCGTGTGCAGCCGTTCTGCATTCAGGTCAATTTCGAGGACGTGCCGGCTGATCAGTGGGGAAGCCATGTTTTGCATCCCGATGATGATGTTGTGATATTTCCCCGAGCAGGCTTTGTGGGTGGGGTGATCGGCGCAGTGATTGCCGGCATCACTCTTGCCACTCTGACCCTTGTGATGATCATGTCCATGCCGAAAATGCCTGGAGCTTCCAGGCAGCAGCAGGGCGATGATCTAGAGATGGGTACTGCAACCGGCAACTTCGCCAAGCTTAATTCCCCTATTCGGGAAGTGCTTGGCGAGGCCAGGGTTTATCCTGATCTGCTGACCAATCCGATTTCTAGGTTTGTGAATAGAAGGTCCATGGTTACAACCATGTGCCTGTGCATCGGGCGTGGCCGCCACTCAATCCCGGCCAGTAGCTTCAAGGTGTCAGACACCCCATTTGCTGCGTTTGGTTCGGATATCAGTTACGCGGTGTATGAGCCTGGCGCTTCTTTGGCTGCGGATCCAAGATCCCAAAATTGGTACAAGGTCGATGCCGTCGGTGGCACAAACGCGGGTACGGCAGGTCTTGACCTTGCCAGCACCGCGCCGAGCGAATCGGTAGCCCTGGCCGACTCAATGCTGCTGAATGGTTACACCGTTTCTCTGCTTGGCAGTAGCCCTCAGTTCCCTGATCACTGGGTGGCTGGCTCGGCACTGACACTGATTACGCCTGACACGTACGCCGTTACATCTGCTGGCGGATACAGTCGAATCGCTGGAGCCCTTGCAGACCTTCAGCCGTTCGTAGGCATGAAGGTCTCGCTCAGTAGCGACACCGAGCTTGAACTGGTGATCGCCAGCTATTCGCCTTATGTGCCTCCGGTGCCTGGAGTTGGTGGGTCGCCCTCGTCGGTAGTGGCCAGCGCTTCCCCATCGACATACAACTTCACCTCAAGCCCAGCGGTTTGGACGGTTACATTTCAGGGGGTATCTAAAACCGTTTCCCTGAACGCGAATTACGGAAACATGAGCGGCCTGGTCTCTGTAATTACATCGCAGCTGTCTGGCACTGGTCTGGTAGCTCAAGATGATTCAGGCCGCATAAAGCTTCTTGAGCCAATGAGCCCATACAAGGGCGGAACAATTTCCCAAACAAGCGCTCCCGTTCCAGTCTTTGGCTCTGGGCCGACATACACCGTCGGCACCGCTTCGACCGGCGGAACACCAGAGCAGGCGGCATTCATCACTCTGAACTTTGAGGGTGGTACGCCTTTTACTGGACTTGATCCAGGGCTGCAGCGCCTGGCCATCGGTTATCGAGGCTTCCGCTACAGCTTGGTTTCGATCACTGGCCTGACCGCGAGTGTTCAGCGCCTGACAGATACGGGAGCCGTTGACTCTGGATGGACAGGGTTTACTGCTCGCACTCTTATGGATTTCTCTCTAAAAGGTAGTGGCGGGGCGGGTAACTGGCTGGGATCGTTCATGGGATGCCCGGAGAACGAACTGGCGACAGAGGCTGAATACGATGTCTTCTTCAGTCAGGGGCTTTGCTACTACAGCAAAAAGGGCAATATCAAGGTTTCTGCAAATTCGGTTCAGGTCCGCTGGAGGGATGCAAAACTTGGAGGCGCCTGGACGACCATAACGCATGTATACACCGACGCGACGCCAGATCAGATCGGCTTTACAGAAAGTGTGGTTTTCCCTTACCCGCTTCGTCCTGAGTTCCAAATGCGCAGGGTTGAGCCTGTCCAGGGTGGAACCTTTAGAGATGCCATGCAGTGGTTTGGTCTGCGTACTCGCCTGCCAGCACCGACGTCTTATGCAGGCGTTACCACCATGACCATGGAAATGCGTGGTGGTGACCGCCTTGGGGCGCAGGCTGAAAGGCAGGTTAACTGCCTGCCAACCCGGATATACGAGAGCGCACCTATGCGTTCTATCAAGGGTGCCGTGCTGCAGGTTTGTGAGGGATTCGGAATTGACGAATCCTTAATAGATATGGACGCCATTGATTCAGTAGACCAAGACTACTGGTCGCCTCGTAGCGAGCTTTACGACATGTCTCATGAAAAGGCCATGCCGCTGCGCGAGGTGCTTCAGGGAATCTTCGCGGCCGGCATGTCTCACCTGTCGAGCGGTAATGGCCTAATGAGCGTTAGGCGGGAAGGAATCCAACCTCCACGCGGCGTTATCACCCCTCATGAAATGACCAGCGAGCTGACCGCCAGCTTCACCGCGCCAAGCCCAGACGATTTCGACGGGGTTGACGTTCAGTACGTTGATCAGTTCACGCGCCGAAAGGAAACAGTGAAGTGCCGATTGCCAGGAAGCCTCGAACTGAAGGTGGAGAAGGTTCAGCTCGACGGTGTAACCGACAGGACGCGCGCCTGGCGGATTGGGATGAGGCAACTTCGCAAGTACCAATACTCACGCTGGGGATATTCGGTGGATACCGAAATGGACGCCCTGGTGTTTGACGACATCGACCACATCACTTTGGCCGATGACATCCCAAACACCACCAGCAGCGCATTGATCGTGGGCGTGGAAGCTGTATCCGGCCAGTACTTGCTCACACTTAGCGAGCAGATGGACTGGTCGATGCATGAGCCAAGAGCGGTTATCCGGCGGCATGACGGATCGGTGACAAGCCTTTTTGCGCCGATCGATGCGGGATTTCACCAAGTCCTGGTTCCGAACTCGGCCATCGACTTCGAAATCGTGACTGACTTGTCCATCGAGCCCGCCCGCTTCCTTTTTGGTCCCAGCGAGCAGGTCGGGTATTCGGCAATGATCACCGAGATAACGCCAAATCAGGACGGGTCTTGCGCAGTAACTGCGACTGAATATTCGACGATCTTCTATGAAGACGACGACAACCAGCCGCCCCCAGAGGCTTAAACGCCACCTCTTCAATAGCCCGCCACTGAGCGGGCTTTTTTTCGCCTAAGGAAAAGCCATGGCCAATAATACCGGTAACCCCGTAGAGCCAAATGGTTCGGACGACCCACGCGACCTTATTGATAACGCCAAGATTACCGACCTAGTAGTAAACGGCCAAGAAAACACTACTACGGACAGGCTTGGTCGGGTGATCCTCACCTTGAAGGGCATGTCTAGTGCAGCCGGCGATGCAACTATTGCGATCCAGGCTGCCCAGGAAGCACTTACCTCATCCCAGGTGGCGGGAGTATTTGCCGAAGAGGCCAAGTTGGCGGCAGATACAGTCGAGGATAACGCCGCTCAAATAGCGGCCGATGCAGCAGCAGCCGTGATCAACCAGGTAACGCTTGCGGTTGAGCAGGCCCAATCTGCCGCAGATTCCGCGCAACTCAACGGAGGCGTATACGCGAATACTGCTGCTGGCATTGCTGCAACTGCAGCTGGTGAGTATTTCAGCACGATCTCCCCTGACTCCGCTGAATACCTAATCCTTTACCTGAACAGTTCTGGGGCTGCTGCTGAGCAGAAGCGCTATCCGAGCGCACAGGTTGATTCCAGGACGATCAATCAATCAAAGGGATTTCCTTTCAAGCAAATGAGTCGTGGTGGCGTGGTATCGACGGCAAACGTCATTCTCAATAACCTTATCCTTGATGTGAGAGTGCTCGGAGCCGCAACATTGCTTGACGGCAAATATTTCCGGATTGCGATGCTGCAAAATGACGCAGTCATAGGTGGAAACGCCGACCAGGGTATTGTTCTCGAAGAGTTTGATGCAGCAACATACGTTAGCACCGGAACCGCGGTCACTATCCACAACCACACAGATGCCCCAGCTGACATAATCAGGAGTGGCGGAGTTCAGACTTTTGTGGTTTCTCCTGCTGCTAGGGCTGGTCTACGATTCATAATCACAATAAATGCGGCATTCTTGCCTGCGGCAGGTCTTGCTGTTAACGCTCTAACGAGTGAGCGTCAACACTACTCCTGGATTATTGATCCTAACGCATACCAGCCAATTGGCGGTCTTGGCAGCTCCCTGCTCGTCAACAAAGGAAGCGTCTACCCTCAGCGGAAGATGACCCGAAACAGTGTGACAAGTGATGCGCCGGCGGCTTTTATGTCTTGTGTCTTGTCGGCAGAGGTTCATGGGGCCAGGCCTGGGAAATACTATCGTATTGCCTATTTCAAGAATGGAACCTCTGCGCTTCCTGGCCCTGCAGATGGCTGGCTTGTTGAGGAAATAGACGCTCTCAACTACGCAACGGCTGCAAACCCTGCGCTGGTTGTAATCAACTACACGGATGCCGGCACGCCATCGCTCGCGCGCGACGGTATCCAAACCATTCGCCTTGAAAGCACAGTGGTTACAGGGCTCTACATAAAGCTGTCGATCGATACAACAGCTCTACCTGCCTACGGCACTCCAATAGGTAGTAATCAGACCTTCCAGGCTGGCTACAGCTACATCATTGACCCAAGCAACTACACCCTCGCAACGGCGCCAATAGGCTCTGGCGATGCTATGCCGGTCAAATGGTCAATTTCCAGTAACGTGCTGCGTGCAGCTTGGGCAAGTGCTGGCCGTTGCTTCCGGATGACTTTCGGTCTGCTCGGGGTAAACCAGCTACCGAACCTGATAACCCAGGAAGGTGCGGCTGGCAGTGATCTTGCCAATGCTGTTTGGTCTCAACTCAGCACCACGGGGTCTGACTATTTGCCACCGTTCCAGGTCTCTGCCGACGCCAACGGCGATGGAGGGGCGCTTGCTTTTACTGGCGGGTCGCATGGGTCCAATGGTGACGCCACAGGCGCTCCGACTGCGCGCAACATGCTTTACAGGATTTATGCCGATGAAACAGCGGTCAGTAGCGGGTCTGGTTCAGCTCAGTGCGTGAATGTACAGGTAATCAATGAGGTTCAGGCTTACAACACGAAAACTGCAGGACGCTATGTTCTTCGTCAATCCTTCAATATCAACTTCCGACCTTGGGGCATGGAGGTTGTTGCCGATGTAACTCCGCTGGAGAACATTCATGTCATCACCGACTATGCGCTGCAGGCCATAACCTTTGGCTGGCAGGGGACTCAGTTGGTTCTGGGCGGAAACAATACCGAAAGGGTCCCGTTCATAAACGCTCAGAACAACTCCGGCCTGAAGTCAGCAAACCCTAACGCCTGGGCTTTGGTTCTTCAGCACCCAACCAATGGCCAGATGACTCTATGGATGGACAGAGGTTATGAGGCCGGTGATGGCCGATACGTGAATGCAGGGGCGCCACTTCTGCGCGGCGAAGCTACAACCAAATGGTATCTCGGAGCTGTTCTTCCTCCGCTGGTAGGCTCTGGTACTGGTCAGGCGTTTTCCGCTGGTACTGGATACAAGTACCGCGCCGGCATTTCATGGCAGGGCGTGGGCATGCAGCCAGCGGGTTACGACTCCATCGTCAGGATCAAGCAGTCTGGCGGTGATACATTCGCCTACGGATTGCCGGACGCCAGCTTCGTTCGGGTCTGACCTTGATCCATGGCGGCAATTAGTTTCGGCTGATGCTCTTTGCCGCCAGTGCTGCGTGAGGTATCTTTCAACCAATTAAGGCCGGGTAGCCTGATTTGAAAATTGATTTTCTTTTGAGCGGAGCGTATGAAAAAGAATTTTAAGTGGCTGGCAGTCGCATTTGTATTTTGCGGAGTCGGCATTTTTTCTCTGAATAAATATGTGTTAAGCCCGGAGCCGAACGGAATCTACGCAGTCGATAACGGAGTTTATAGATCGGGCTACAAGCGCGTTGATGATGGCTTGGAAAAGATTCAATGGGGTTTTGACGAGTCAAAAAAGCTGAAAGTTGCATGGAGATCTGGTGATATTGGTTTTCGCCTCGTATTTGAGCCGATTGGAATTAACGGTCTGCCGAACGTTAGATCCCTAGAGTACACGCGCGACAAGAATCTGAAGTCGAAGTGGTTGTTGGTAAACAGGACCGGCAGCGATTGGCTTCCACCCGTTGTTGTGAAAGCACTGAGCAATGGTGATAACGGTGACGAGAGCTTCACTGGTGGTTCGCATGGGTCAGACGGCAAGATCGGTGGAAAGGCAACGGCGTCCAACGTCCTGTATGAGGTTTATGCTGACGGCAAGAAGGTATATCCCGGCGCTGCCACGCTTGAGACAGCGAACTCTATCAAGGTCCATGTCATCAACGAGATTCAGGCGTTCAATACCAAACAAGATGGCCGTAGCGTCCTGCGACAGGATATGACGGTCACCTTTATGGACAGCGGTATTTATGTTGTTGCAAGCAATACCGCCATGGAGGATATCGGCGTAAAGGTTGATTACGGGTTCCAGGCTATCACTCACGGCCTTCAATATGCCCAGGTGCTTTACGGGCCAACTGATACCAAGTGGGTCCACTACAAAAAAGATGCCAACGACTCCGGCAGCAAGAAGTCGAGTCCCAACGCCTGGGCTATTGCTGTGAAAGGTGATGATAACGGCAAGATGTTGCTATGGATGGACAAGTCGTATGGCGTAGGTGATGGCCGATTTGTTGCCGATGACCAGCCATTATTGCGTGGTAGTAAGTTTTCCAAATGGTACCTGGGCGCAGTCCTGTCGGGTCGTAATAAACCAGATGGCTGGAAGTTTGAAAAGGGTCAGACTTATAGCTATCGCGCCGGCGCTTCGTTCCGTGACACCTACGACGATTTCTTTATCCGCTCGATGTGACGCTTCGGAAAAAACAATTCCAACCAGCCCGCCAATGGCGGGCTTTTTTTCGACTGGAGAAAAGCATGACCACTTCCGATAAAGACCGGGACATCCTGGCGCGCACGCTGTGGGGTGAAGCCCGTGGCGAGGGGACGGCCGGCCAGATCGCCGTGGCCTGGACCATCCGCAACCGCGTGTTCGACGGCAAGGCCAAGTCCTGGTGGGGCGAGGGCTACGCCGGCGTGTGCCTGAAACCCTGGCAGTTCAGCTGCTGGAACCAGAACGACCCGAACTACGCCTACCTCAGCGGTGCGAAGCCGATCCCGGCCGCGCAGCTCGCCCAGGCCCAGCGTGCTGCTGACCAGGTGATGGCCGGCGCGGTACCGGATCCAACCGGCGGGGCCACGCATTACTACGCAACCACGATGCCCAAGGCCCCGGCCTGGGCGGCGAAGGCTAAGCAGACGTTGCGCCTGGGGCATCACGTCTTTTTCAAGGATGTGCAGTGATGACGCCCGTGCAGAAGCTGGCCGGCCTGGCGGCACTGATTCTGGTGCTGATGGCCAGCGCCACCGGCGTCACCTGGCAGGTGCAGGACTGGCGCATGGGCAAGAAGCTTTCCGAGCAGGCCGGCCTGCACCAGGGCGAACTGGCTGCCGTCAGCGCGGCCGCCGCCAAGCAAGTGAGCGCCGAGCAGGGTAGGCGCCTGGCCCTGGAGCAGACGCTGGCCACCTCCGACCAACAACACACCCGAGAACTTTCCGATGCTCAACGCTACCAGGCTCTGCTGCGTGACCGCCTTGCTACTACTGATTTGCGGCTGTCAGTCCTTCTCGACGCCACGGATTCAGCCGGTGGCTGCAACGTGCCTGCCGCCTCCGGCGCCGTCGGCGTGGTTCATGCAGGCCGTCGAGCCCAACTTGACCCAGCGCATGCTCAACGAATTATCGGCATCACCGATGCCGGCGACCAAGGACTGATCGCGCTACGGGCGTGCCAGGCGTACGTCAGGGCTGTGTTGCGTTAAGCTAGACCGAATGGATTGAATCGCGCACAAGGAAAGGCTATGGGTCAGGATTTTGTAGGGCTTGGAGTGCTGCTGGTCATCGCCTGGATGGTCGCCATTGCGCTTATCATTTACATAGCGGCCAAGTAGAAGAGCAAAGCCCCGGATTCGCCACACCATCGGAGCTTCTATTCCCACCACCATCCCTCAATGTCGGTGAGCGTGAGCGCACGGTAGCAAATGATTTGATGAAAGCCAATTGCACGAATGAATTGCTGGAAAGCAAAGCCCCGGAGTGCGCGGCTCCAGAGCTTCTATTTTCGCCTCCATCCCTTAATGGCTGACGAACGTGGCTGGGAGATTACCAGCGACTTTCGGATATTTCACTACGACTATAGGAGATTGTAATCGGTCGGCGGGGCGATCAAGGTCTGATCGCGCTCTGAGGATCCCGGGCTTATGATGGCGCACAGAGTCGGCTACGCTGAGTTGGTCGGCCTACAGTGAGAGCCATCAACATCCATCCAAACGGGAAGGACCTTGTGGATAAAAGACTGGCGGGGCTATCGTTCTTGTTGACTCTCTGCTGGGTAATTGCGGTGATTGGCGTTATGTGGCTCTTCAGCTGAGCTGTCTGCCTATCACTCAGGAGTCATCAGGACAGCAAGAGTTAGCTTGATGAATTCGTCATTGTAATCAAGTATTTCTAGTGCGCCACGGACGTTTGCTGTTGCTTCGACGCCGCCGTGTCGCTCGACCCATTGCGCGAGTTCCATGATGGCGGCTCCTAGGGCGACTTGGTTTTCGTTGAACTTGGAAAAAAGGGTAGGTAGTAAATCTGAATTAGGCATGTCTGTTCCTCGGTTGAATGAACAGCGTAGCAGTAGGTGTACAGCGGGTATTTGATATAGGTCGGCAGGACGCCGGGGGAGGATGGATCTCGTACCACTTTTTGTACCAACTGATGTTCCCTTGAGGGACTCTCCGGGGCCTCAGAAGGCGCTGAAACCCCTTGTCTAGCGCCTTTGAAATACTCCAGCTAATCCGCACATACTGCTTGAACCCTTTTAAATCGGGGCCTTTCACGCTACTGCCGAGTTGCGGTACGCACTGGGCACCGTGTTGCAGGATGTTCAGCGTGTCAGCCCGCACCCCGTCATGGAGCAGTGGCTGCGTGTTGCACTGGTTAAAAGCACGGTCTGCTGGCGTGGAACAAGTCGGGCGGTAGACATCAAACACACCCTGGCAAACGTGTGCCGGGTGTCATGCATCCTGCGGTGCCTCA